TTGAGGGTTATGGATAAGTGAAGTACTTCACAAGAAAGATGATTGCCCATAAAGATCTCAATAGTAATGGTACACTCTTTGGTGGACGTGTTCTTGATTGGATAGATGAGGAAGCATATATCTACTGTAGTTGCCAATTGAATAATGATCGTGTTGTTACACGAAGTATGAGCGGTGTGGATTTTAACAGCAGTGCTATACGAGGTGATATTATTGAGATCGGTATGGAAACAATTCAGTTTGGTAAAACCAGCATTACGATTAGATGTGATGTAAGAAATAAAAGAACAGAACAGTCAATTACCAGCGTTGATAAGATTGTATTCGTAAATCTTGGAGACGATGGAAAACCTGCGGCGCATGGGAAAACAAAATGAGTATAGAAGAAAANTTTCTTACAAAATCAAAATTTACAAAGCTGGTTGAAAGGACAGTCAGCGAACTAAGAATTCCATATATGGATGCAGTATTACATCTCTGCGATAAAAACGATATTGAACCAGAAGATGTCAAAAAGTTTATCTCGCCTATCATCCGAGATAAGATTGAAGCTGAAGCAATGAAGCTCAATTTTTTACCAAAAAGTAACGCTATTGATAGCGCTTTCTTTGAATAAGATGATATATATTATACATACCTCTATTTACAAAGTGAAGTAAATGTGGTATAATATTACAGTAAATATTTCAGTACATACAAGGATACAAAAATGTCATTTGAAAACTTAAAACGCAATCGCGATCAAATCTCAAAATTAGTTAAAGCAGCAGAATCCGTCGGTGGAGGCGGAGAGCAAAAGTCATACGTCGATGAACGTGTGTGGAAACCAACAGTCGATAAGGCGGGTAATGGATATGCAGTATTACGATTCTTGCCAGCAACTGAAGGAGCAGAACTTCCGTGGGTTCGTTACTGGGACCACGGGTTCAAAGGACCAACAGGTTTGTGGTATATCGAAAACTCACTTACTTCTATTGGTCAACCTGATCCAGTTGGCGAACTCAACTCGAAACTCTGGAACTCGGGAATAGACTCTGACAAAGAAAGAGCACGTACACAAAAACGTCGACTTCATTACGTAGTCAATGCTCTCGTCGTCGAAGATCCTTCGGCGCCTCATAACGAAGGTAAAGTATTCCTCTATAAGTTTGGTAAAAAGATCTTTGATAAGATCATGGATGTTATGCAACCGGCTTTCCAAGACGAGTCACCGGTCAATCCGTTCGACTTCTGGGAAGGTGCAGACTTTAAACTTAAAATCAGACAGGTAGAAGGTTATCGTAACTATGATAAATCCGAATTTTCTTCTCAGTCCTCTCTTTATGACGGTGATGATTCTCGTTTGGAGTCTGTATATAATCAACTACACAATCTAAACGAGTTCACTGATCCGACCAACTACAAGACTTATGATGAGCTAAAAGCAAAGTTGATGAGAGTACTTGGCGAAGAAGCAACTGCTGGTGCTTATACTGTAAAAGAAGAAATGCAGATTAACGAACCGGCTCCGACTCCCGAACCACAAAGACTCGAACCAGTCACCGCTGACCAGTTAGATGACGAAGACGATACGATGTCTTACTTTTCTCGACTAGCAAACGAAGACTAATATGATGTCCTAGGCACGACTTGAAACTGCCTATCTGTTTGTTCCCATTCCAGCTGCAGCTTGATCATTTGGGTTAGACAACGATCCACCGATAATAGATTCATGCTGAATATTAGTAGTCGAATAATCTCCTCCAACTCGATCTATTGTTGCTGCTCGTGCTAGCGTTGGATCTATACCCTGTAATTGCAATCTTTGATTATCAAGTTGTGCTGCTCTTGTTGGATCTACTGCTCTAAGCTTATTGATTTGGGTTTGCAGGCCTCGATCTTTCATCACAAGGCCTTGTAAACCTCCTCTACCTGCTTTTATATCGTTTAGTAGATTAGCGCCTCTTTGATATAGGTTATCTGCTTTTTCAGCTGCTTTTTCCTGATCCGTTTTTATTTCAATACCAAATACTTTTCCGACACTTTTTATAATACCAAAGAACATACTCTTAACAGAATCGACTAATCCACCTAATATATCTTTAGCAGTCCCAACAGGATCTTTAAATAATTGTGTAACGCTATCGAATACGCTCATTATAAAATTTGGTATAGCTTTGATCGTTTCTTCAAAACTAAATCCTTGTAATGCCCTACCAATTGCTGCAGCAAATCCATCACCAACAATGTTACCGTCTTCGTCTACTTCAAGACCAAGACCTTTCCTGTATAAAAAGACTATACCCTTTTTCAGTAAATCAAGCGGTGCGCCAATAAAATCTCCAAGAAAGGCAAACGAAGCTGCAGTAAATTTTTCTCCAAATGTTCCTTCAGTTTCCTGCCACGCCTTAAATGCATCGAATGCAGAAAAGAGTATTCCAAGAGGTAATAAAATTTTCCCAGCTAATTTTGCAACACCAGCAACTGCACCTCCAGCAGCACCTAATGCCTTTCCTCCTGTTTTTACAATACCAAGATTGCTTAAAAATCCAAAAAGTTTAGCGCCTGCACCACCAATAAAACTTGTAATGCCATCAGCAAATTTAATTACTGGAGTAAGTAAATCTTGTATTGCGCCAGTAATTCTACCTACAACTGGTACTTTAAATTTACCATCTTTTCCTTGAACAACAATTGGTTTACCATCAGCTCCAATACCAAAAGAATTTAGTATGCTTGTTCTAAACTTACTTACTCTTTCAAGTATTTGTTGGCCGAGTGGAGTTTTTAGTCCAGATTCAGGGCTATTAAATTTTTTAAGAGCAGTATCAAATCCTAAACTTCTAAGAATTGTCACTCTTAAATTTTTATATTTTTCTTGTACTAAGTTTCCTAATGACGTAGGAAAAAGACCTCGAATTGCTTTACCAAGTTTGTCGATATTTTTAAGAGCTTTTACTTCCCAACCTCTTAAACCTTCAAGAGCAGCTAACGTTGCTGCTATACCCGCAGTTAGAGCAGCTAGGCCACCTAGTTTTAGCAGATTAAAACTATCATTATTTTTACTTACAGCTGCAGTACCCGCTGCAGATGAAAGTTTAGGTGTTGTTTTTTCTCTCGCTTCTTCTAATTTATCCAATCGGCTTTCTTTTAAGAATCTGAGAAATGAATCTAATCCACTGCGGATACCGATCAATTCATTACGATTCATTTCGATTCCTCGATTTCCTTCGGATATTTTTTCGCTAACTTCAGCTAATGTAGACATTAGTATTTTCCTTGCCGTTGTCTGTCTTCTTCTTCTTTTAAATGATCAAGTAACATATCAATATAAATTTCTCTTTCCCACGGTATCATATTGTCTATCTCAGTCAATGAGTAATTATAATGGTGCATTAATTGAAAATTAGTTTTATAATAATTTAACAAGCTTTCATGAGATAGACCTATGAAAAAAAACTTTGTAGACCCTCCACTGTCACTTTGTTTTGATGCGAACAAGACACACAACTGAATTCTACATCATGCTTAAGTTGAGGCATTTGTTCAACATATTCTCTTATCTTACCAAATTGATCTGAATTTAAAGATTCAATGAACTGATCAATTTCTTCTATGCTATGATCTTTTACAATAAATCTTTCTTCTTCTGTATTAATGCTTACTATACAAGCTCTCACGAGAGCAAAAATTTGATCTACAGTTGATTTCGAATTAATAATAGAATCGTTCCTTGCTACATCATTAAAAGATGGCCAAGTCATTTCAACTGATATTTCATTATTAATTTCAATGACTGAATCTAGTTTTGGTACTTCAATATTAATATCGTCAATGTTAATTGATACTTCATTTTCAGATTCGCATTCAGTACATTTGAAAATCATATCAGCTTTTTCACCAGCACTTTTAGATCTAATCTTAAGGAAGCAGTATTCGACATCAAATGTTCCAAGTTTATTAATGTCAATATTATCTTCAATGCATGCTGATAAGGTATCAATAATCGTATTAAAAATGTCAGTTTGATTTTGTGATTCCATTGCTATCAGAAGAACTTTTTCTTCTTTCATAAGAAAAGGACGAAATTTTACCTTTTGATTTGTTGATGGTATATTCAATTCATATTTTGGTACTTCGTTTAGTTTTGGTAGTGCCATTATTTATCCTATTATCTAAAAATTAACTTTATCTAAAACGCCATTCGCTTTTTTCACTAAGCTATTTGCTCTTCTTATTCTTTGAGTCGCCTCTTGTACGTTTATCCCACCGACTTGGAGATTGCTTATTCCAGGACCACCGAGACGTGATTGCGGATCGTCGATTGCTGTCCAGTTAGTATAAGATAGCTGAACCGTAAACTCTGTTATGCCGTCGAGTTCATTTGACAATTCAATCGCAGTAAACGTAGTAGGAAACGCTTCTCTTAACTCGACGCTGTATACTGTATCTCTTCCTAGTTGTATATCAACATCAAAGCTAATTGGACCTATATCAATCGAGTCGTTTATTCTCTTTTCGGCTTTCTTTAACTGATGTATCTTAACGGGTAAGGCGTAGTCTTTTTTATATCCTACTTCGAGAGTATCTTCGTTAACGATCAGAGATCTCCATGCATCAAAGTATTTTTTAACATTGTAAGTATTTGTAGAGAGAAAAGAAAAACTTACATCATCGACTGCGTATCCATATGCTATCTTTTCGAACTCCATACTAATACGTCTGTCGTGTGTTAATATTTGCTTACCAGGAAGCGTGGCTCTCGTACATAAAATGTTTCCGGCACCGTTGTTGTCGAAAGGTAACTCGACGAGAAACTGATTTGGTCTAGACAGTCCTCTTGATTTACCGAGCTGAGCTTTTAAGTCGTTAATACCTGGCATTACATTTTCTTTCTTGAATCTCTATATACACTCGTTGCACTACTGTTTCTCCAATCAGCTGTCGGTAAAAAAGTAGCTATCTCCCATTCTGGTTTATCTACGAGTGCGAATCTGCTACGTACTTGTTTAAATAAATATCGGTGTATTGTTGGTCTTATGTATTTCTCTGGAACTCCGCCTTCTCCGAGTAGAGCATCGAGTGCCTTTGCTCTTAAAACCGGCGGAAGATAATGCAAGTTCATTCCATAGAATCCACCTTTTGCTGGTCCTGTTGGTATTACGAGTGGAAACGCGTCATAATACGGTAAGGTGTCTTTATACTTTGCGTCATATATGTACATATACATATTTCCAAAAGCACCTGTCTTTGGTCTGCTTCGCAAATCTATCTGCTCATCTCTCATTACCTCGAGTCTATTGAGACCACGTAGCTGACCAGCTTTTTTACGAAACCAAGCAATAGACTCTTTTGTCCGCGGTGTAATACCAGCACGGAATGCTTCGATCTCGAGTTGTTGAAATAAAGTACTCATAGATCTATTTATAACTATTTCTTAGGTTTTTTGCGATATGGCGCGAGTGGTTTTAACTTCTTGAGTTTACCTGGCATCGGCTTTTGTAACAACTTCATCTCTTGTAGAGTCTTTTCTGTCCATATCTGAAACTCCCAGCCACGATCTTTACAATAGCCTTCGGCTGCTTCCCACTTATTCATGTTCTTAATATATGTCAAGCCTTCGCTGATATATCTTTTTGTCCTACGTTCTCCAGTTGGTGGAGCAGTTTCTTTTTCAGGTTTGATTTCAACAAGGATTGTTTTCTCTTCGGTTATGATTTTTAAATCGACAAAATATCGATGATACTTTTTGTCGACGTCATAGTAATATGGTATCACAACTTCTTCTGAAGACCAATACTTTACCTTTGGATTATCGTCGCACCAACGAAATGCGTTACGTTCCCACAGCGATCGATATACGACCTTAGTAAAATCGCCTTTGTATTTGCTCGTGTTCTTTACTACGTATCTACCTGAATATGCCATTTTCGATTATAAATAGAATTAGAAATATTTATTTATAGGAAAATTACATGCCAAGATTGAGATATCCTTTATTAGATGAAGATAGACTGCTTAAATCTAAGATCGTTTTTTCTGCTTTTAGAATTGAGCCTCCAGGATTTGAAGGTATTGATAGTCTAAAAGCAGAGGAAACACTATCTGCGTTAAAAGGTGGTAATTCAAGTCAAATTACACAAGCTGTTGAAAATAGTCCTGCACCAAGCGTATCTGCTATGCAAATATTTCCATTAGGCGACATAGTCGACTTATATCTTCCTCAAGCTCAACAAGTCGTTGATATACTTAACTATGATAATGCCACAGCTCTTAACATATCTGGTGCTACTTTCTTAAGAGCTGCTAATGCTGGAAGTGGAGCCCTTCAGTCTTTAGCTAAGGGAATAATTGAAGGTACACAGTCAATTACCAATTTTTTTACCGAGGGCACCGCAGGAGTTGCGGGTAGGTTAGCGGCAACAAGGTTGGCTGCAAGTCCAATTGGTTCCTTTGTTCCGTCTGGGTTGCGCTCTGCTGTTGGGTTAGCCGCTCAAGTTACGGTAAATCCAAACATAGCCACTACTTTTAACGGTGTCGCCATTCGTCAATTTACCTTTCAATTTAAGTTTCTACCGAAGAGTGCTGAAGAGTCTCTCGAGGTCAAAAAGATTATTAAGCTCTTAAGATATCGAGCATATCCAGATGAAATACCAGTCGGTAATATTCCAATTGGATATCGCTATCCAGATATATTTAAGATACGTCTCTTATCGGGTAAGGACGGAGAGTTTAAGAACGTCGGCACTCCTATTAAGTTATCATATTTACAAAGTGTTCAAGCAGTATATAATCCAGGAACTATGGCTTTACACGAGGACGGCTCGCCTACTGAGATCGATTTAACATTGACCTTCCTCGAGCATAGAGCTCTTAATCGTAGTGATGTCATAAACGAAGACAGAGATCAGTACTACGAGTATTATGGCAAGTCAGCAATTGAAGATCAATTTCAGTTAGATGCTGGAATAACAGATAACTCTTTATCTGGAATCGATCCCTCATTTGAGGAGGCGTTCTAATGTCAAATTATTTTAAGTACTTTCCTCGCGAGTTCTATCTTTTCGGAAACGAGACAACGGCTGATGTGTTTCAAAACATAACCATATACGCTGACGTGATCGATCAAGTCAAAGATTTATCGACAGTATATCAAGACTATTACATACAAGATAACGAGAGAGCTGACCAAGTATCTTATAAGTTATATGGCACTCCAAACTATTACTGGACTTTTTTCTTAATGAACAATAAATTAAGAGAACAGGGTTGGCCACTTTCAAATAAAAAAGTATTAGAATATGCTCAGAAATATTACCCAAATAAAACTCTCACGACAAGAGATAGTCTTTCAACGATTACCGGATTTTATAAAACTGGCGATGTAGTTGAAGGAAGATCTTCCGGTGCGACTGGAAATATTATCCATCGTAACTTAGATATTGGTCAGATAACAGTTAAAGTAACGAGCGGAACATTTCTCTCGACCGAAAATATTGGAACTGATGGAACAACTGAAATTGTAAAACTAACAGCAGCCGAAGATGAGTATAATGCTGCACATCATTATGAAGACTCGAGTAATGTTTGGACTGATATTGATCCGACAGTCGGTCCTGGTGGATTACTTACAGAGGTGACTGTACTTGATCGATTATATACTCAGAATAACGACCTAAGACAAATCAGAATAATTAAGTCAGGTCTAATTAACGAGATAGTCACTTCTTTCCGAAAAGCAGTTAAGAGCTAATAATGGTTGATCGAAACCCAGACATAGATAATGTTTCTGATTATGTATTTGATTCTATATTGTTTATTTCAGAGAGACTGACAAGTTCAATTGATATTAAGCCAGTCGTATCAGACTTAACAATATACGAACACATTGAGTTACCGTACTTAACGGGCAATGTTGTGATGGCGGAGAACTCTAAGTTTGTGCAAGAGACTGATATACTCGGCGGTGAAAAGATACAAGTCTCTCTTCGCAATCTAAAGGCAGGAAGTATATCGATCGAAAAGACCTTCTATGTATCTAGAATATTAAATGACATTAAAACAGACGATCATACCGAGGTTGTTAACATACACTTAGTAGAAGATATCTGTTACGAGTCGAATCTTCAGAATATCAATAAGTTTTACCGTGGATCCGGCACAGACATAATCAATAAGATAACGAATAACTTTCTGTCAAAAGAAGTCGCCGCGATATCGACTGATGAAAAATCAATGGACTTAATTGTTCCAAATCTTGAACCTATCGAGGCTATGACTTGGATTCGTAATAGAATGAGTACGATTGAAGGATATCCTTTCTATCTGTTCTCTACGTTCTATGGTGATCGACTCGCGTTAATAGACTTAGGTAAGATGATCGAGCAACAGGCAATCAATGGCATACCATACATGGGATACGAAAACGCTTCGTCGTCAATCACGGCTCCTGGTATTCAATCAAAAGTAATTAACAACTATAAGTTTAACGAATCAGAAAATCTTTATAAATTGATTCGAGAAGGTCTCGTCGGAGCTGAATATCAATATTACAATACGTTATCAGATAAAAAGAATAAGTTTCAATTTGACGTGATTCAAGATCTACTACAGCCGCTCGTAGAGTCAAATAAGCTAGGAGACCAGAAGAACGTGACTGTCACTCCGCAGTATACGTTTGATGGAAAACCTTTTAACGAGATTAAGAGTAGGTCCGTGAGTCGTATTGGTGGATCCGGTGCTTATCGTACGGATGAATCGTATCGAACGAGTTATGACGAAAATAGGCTAGCATCAGACTATAAGAGATTCGTAATATCAAAGGCGATGTCAGAGATACTACTCAAGTCTCCACTCACCTTTGCGATTGACGGACTCGAGTTTATTAGCGGAAACGGACACTTTACGATCGGAAACAACATTAACATTCAGTTTCTTAACAGCCTAATTAACGATCAAGAAAATAGAATAGATACTAAGAAGTCTGGAAACTATCTAATATATTCTGCACAACACGTTTTCAAAAAAGAAAAGTATGACTTGATTATGACTGGCGTGAAGATGGGTAACTTAACGAGGACGTAATGATACCAAAGAGACACGTAGATTTTTATGGAGATCAGACTAGATGGTTCACAGGTGTCGTGAAGAGCCTAAACGATCCATTACAAGTCGCTCGCATACAAGTTCGAATACATGGTATTCATTCTGACAGTCAGATTGATATACCAGATGAAAACTTACCGTGGGCACAGGTCGTAGCTCCGATCAGTGCAGGAGGTACGAGTGGTCTAGGAAATCCACTTGGTATTCAAGTTGGCGCGCTTGTCTTTGGAATATTTCTTGACGGACAACATTCACAACTTCCACTTGTACTTGGATCAATACCGAAACTTGAAGGAGTAGAAAGAGATACACCTTCTGTTAACGCACTTGCTCGTGGTACGAATACTGTCTCTCATACGCCAGATCCAGATACGAATGAGCCAGTATTACCTTACGCAGCAGAGTATCCATACAATAAAGTTTATCAAACTGAGTCGGGTAATACAATTGAGATAGATGATACACCTGGAGCAGTGCGTATTCATATTCGTCACGCTTCTGGTACATTCGTTGAAATGCATCCAAATGGTGATGTTGTCACACATACTAAGAACGGATTCAAAACAGTGACAGGTAACGAAAAGATTCACGTAACTGGTAATATGGAAATATATGCAGATGGTGATATCAAGTTACAAGCAACAGGAAATGTTGATATAGATGGAGCGAGGATAGATCTGAACTAATGCCAGAAGTAGTAAGAAGTCAAGTTGATTTACATATCGGACATGCGAGTACGACTCCGAATCCATTTCATCAAACAGTATATAAAGGTGGATCCACCAACGTGTTTGTAAATAATCGCAAAACGATTCGAGTCGGAGATAGGACTGGTTGTGGAGACCCAGCTGTCGCTGGTTCAGCAAATGTCTATGTGAATGGTAAACCAATACATCGTAAAGGTGATGCAACTGGAGGACATGGCTCATGGGTGCCAAACGCTGCAGCATCTGGGTCAGGAGACGTTTTCGCAAATGGCTAAT